GCCCAATCCAGCCAGGACCACAACATCACATCGCGGTTGCAAGGGTTCATGAGCAACGCACTCACCAAGCGGTCTTTTTGGATCGTAGTTGCAATAGCATCACCGGTTTTAGCCTCAAAACTGGTGCTTGCGTCCATGAGGGTAAACTTGTGGATCTTCGAGCGTTTGACCCAAGCAAACGCCCGGATCTTGGTGGGTGGAAGCGTTTTAGCTTTAAGAACGGGGGTGAGCACAGTATCGACCATGCTGCGTGTGTTCGCCGACGGTATCTGGAATGGCCTTGTGAAGCCTTGTTGCATCGCAACCCTACGGTTGTTATGCAGCACTGCCCGCACAACGTCTATGATAGTGTCGTCAACCGGCTCTTCAAGCCTACGCCCGATCCGCGGTCTTTGGACTGGGGTCTCATCAGTCGTATCATCGACCGACTGGTCTGCCGAATGGTGCCGCATTACAAGCCATTCGATGAGGTTAATTTCTTCCTAAACAAAAAAGGAAAGCTGCGCAGTAGATACATACGAGCCGCCAACGAGATAGCGAAACACGGGTTTGACATTGACAGGGATAGTGATATCACTGCTTTTGTGAAACTAGAACGCTACTTCGATGACAGCAAACCACCACGTATGATATTGGGCAGGAACCCAAAGTTCAATGTTGTTTATGCACAGATTGTGCAACCGTTCGAACATGCTCTCTTCCAGTTGGATGAGGTGGCTAATGGCAAGGATCATCATGGCATGGGCGAACAGTTCGCTGCCATGGCGAACCGTTGCAGTCGCTTCATCGAGAATGATATGAGCAAGTACGAATCCTCGCAGAGGTTTACAACGTTGAAAATTGAGTACCTGCTCATGAAACGCTTCTACGCAGCTGTCGAGCCAGCGTTCATTCCTTTACTGGATTGCTGTTTTTCTGCGTGCTTGCGAAACAAAGTTAAGACGTCTTTAGGCGTCTACTTTAGTTTCGTCCTTTGCAGAGTCAGCGGGGACCTCACTACGAGCAGTGGGAACGGTTGCATCAATTTAGTCACTTCGCAATACAACCAAGTGATGAATACGTGCAATGCTAGTACCTGTCGTTTTGATGTGTGTGATAATCCAGAATGCAGAGTAAGGGACATAATATTGAAAGGTGATGACAGTGTGTTGGGCCAGACGAAAGCAGGCTACACTGATTATTATGTCAACTTTGGACTCGACGCCAAGATCATTGAACGAAACAACGCCGATGCGGTGGAGTTTTGCAGTGGAAGATTCGTGGAAGTACGACCAGGGGAGTGGTTTTATGTGCAGAAGTTGCAGAAGTTGTTGGAATCTCTGACGACGTGTCTGAACCAAGACGCCATCCGTGATGGGTGGGTCGCACATTACTACAAGAGCCTGGGACTCATGTACAAAGTGGTATACAAGGGTATGCCAATCTACGAGGACATTGCAGATTTCCTACTCCGCACCAA